GAAATCACCTAAAATTCATTATATCTGTGGAAAATGTGATTCATATAATGAAACTAGAATATCTATTAATTCAGTAAAAATGGGAAGACCATATGTGAAATGTTCTCATTGTGGAGAAATAAATGATACTAAATTAGTATTGGACTAAAGCTTATAACTATGAAAATAGTTTATATAAATAAAATATATTAAAACAAATTAAATGAAAGAAAGAGGTAATAACATGAAAATCGAAAATGAAATACTTTATAAAATTTGGGAAGACAGATACTCTAAAAATGGAGAATCTATTGATGAAAACTTACATAGGGTTGCAAACTATTGTTCTAAAGATAAAAAAGAAGCTGAAGAATTTTATAACATATTGGATAAAGGATTGTTTTATCCAGCAGGGAGAACTATAAGTAATAGTGGGATAGGAACATCATTAACTTTGAATAATTGTTTTGTTGCACCTCAAATACAAGATGATTTACAAGATATTTTCAATAAGGTTAAATTAGGAGCTTTAACACATCAAAAAGGAGGAGGAATAGGGTACGATTTCTCACAATTAAGACCAAAAGGGACTCCTACTTCAAATGATGCTATTGCAAGTGGTAATGTCAGCTTTATGGACGTATTTAATGCACAAACTGCTACAATACTTCAAGGAGGACGTAGGGGGGCAAATATGGGCGTATGTTCTATATATAATATGGACATTGAAGATTTCATTAATGCTAAATCTTATGATGAAGGGAAATTAGTTCATTTTAATGTAACAGTTATGGTTGATAATGATTTTATGAATTCTGTTAAAAAAGATGAAACTATATTCTTACATTATCCAGTATATGATGACAAAGGATATATATTAACAGATGAATCACAATGGAAGTATAAAAAAGAAATAAGTGCAAGATATTTATGGGATTCAATAATGAAAAAAGCATATGATAATGGAGAACCGGGGATTTTCTTCTATGATAATATGAATAAAGACAATACAGTATGGTACATAGAGAATATTGTATGTTCAAACCCTTGTGCTGAATACTTAGCAGGGACAGTTTATGGCAATAATCCTATTACAAAAGAACCGTTAAAACGTAATGAATATGGTGGTGCTTGTAATTTAGGAAGTATATTCTTACATAATATGATAGATAATCCTTTTACATCTAAAGCAAAGATTGATTATGAAAAACTAAGTAAAACAACTCATAGTGCAGTTAGGTTCTTAGATAATATAATTGATATAAACAACTTCCCAGATGAAATATATAGAAATTATCAAGAAGCATTTAGGACAATAGGACTTGGAATTACTGGTCTTGGAGATGCCTTATGTATGTTAAATATGGTATATGGAAGTAAAGAATCTTTAGACGTAATTGATGAAATAATGAATTTTATATCAAAAGAAGCATTTAAAGCAAGTATTCAATTATCAAAAGAGAAAGATAGTTTCCCATTCTTAGATAGAGAAAAGTATATTGAAAGTGGATATATTCAAAAACACATGGAAAAAGATAATGAATGGATAGATATAGCTGATGATATATTGAAATATGGTATCAGAAATTCAAAAATTATGAGTGTAGCACCAACGGGTAAATAGATGCCCCTATGTATTAGTAATAGACATAGCAAACTTTCTTAATTGCTGGAAACTCCTTAGAGACTTATAAACTACAACGCAACTAGAAATGGTAAGCGTGAATGTTTGAAAATTATAAGTATTGGACAATCAGCATCCAAGCACCTAAGTATGATATAATAAATATAATAAGGTGAAGGATCAACGACTATCCCTAATGGGAGTAGATAACAAGCTAATGGTTATCGAAATGGAAAGAAACCGAAATAAATTAAAACTTAAATAAGGAGGTGAATTAGATTGAAAAAGATATGTGAAAATTGCAATAAAGAATATAACGCAAAGAAAAGTAAACAGAAATATTGTTGCTTAGAATGTAGAAGAGAAGCAATGGTTACTAAAATAGAAGAAAAGATATGTCCGTACTGTAATAATAAGTTTATACCTAAAGATTATAGAGAAAGTCAAAAGTATTGTTCATTAGAATGTAAAAATAATGATAAAAAGGCTATAAAATATAATAAAGCTTGTCCTCAATGTGGGAAAGAATTTATTGTTTCTGCTACTTATAAAAATAATAAATATTGTTCTAAAGAGTGTGCAAGTAAATCGTTAGAAAACAAAATAATAATTAACTGCAAAAACTGTGGACAAGAAAAAGAAATTTTTCCTTCTCAAGTAAATAATAATAACGGAAACTTTTGTTCTAAAAAATGCTCATATGAATACCTAACAAAAATTGAATTCTTCAAAGGTAAAAATAATCCTAAATATAATAGTATTTCAACAAATTGTGGATGGTGTGGAAAAGAATTATTAATCATAAAAAGTGTATTCGATAAAAATGAATTTAATTATTGTAGTAAAGAATGTATGGCATCACATTATGAAATAAGATTCTCTGGGAAGAATAGTCCTACTTGGAAAGGTGGAAAGTGTAAGAGATTTCAATACGGAAGCACTTGGTTTTCTGCAAGAAGAAAGGCTAGGAAAAGAGATGAATATGTTTGTCAATTATGTGGAAAGACTGAAAAAGATAATGAAGAACAATTGTCAGTACATCATATAACTCCATTTAGAACATTTTCAAGTTACTTAGATGCTAATAAATTAGATAACTTGGTGTGTTTATGCAGAAGATGTCATGATTTTGTACATTCTAGTAGCAATATTGATAAAATATATTTAAATGATTAATATAAATTTCGGTTTAAGATATAGTCTACTCTTTATGGAAACATAAAGCTGTTCTTGAAAGAGAACGAATAAGATGTTGCGAATCTTATTGAATATAAAGGACAATGAGTTTAACTTTTGGAAGTAACTGTTCTAGTGGATTAGAACCTATATTCAGCTTATCATATGATAGGAAGGTAAAATTAGGGGGTCAGTCTGACGATGATATTAAAATAGTTAAAATGGAAGACTATGCTTATAAAGTATGGAATGAAATTAAAGATACTGAAGATTGTATTGTAAAAGAAGATATTTTTGTTACGGCAATGGATTTACCCGTACAAGCACATTTAGACGTTCTTAAAACTATAGCATTTCATGTAGATATGTCATGTAGTAAAACTATTAATATTCCAACTGAATATCCATTTGAAGATGTTAAAAAAGTATATGAATTCTGTTGGGAGAATGGTATAAAAGGTTGTACTATCTTTAGACCAAATCCTATAAGACAAGGTATAATGATTACTGAAAAAACAGAAGAAGAAAAGCCTAAAGAAGAACTAGTTGAATTACAAAGAGGTCAATGGAAACCAAAAGCTAATGATACAATCTACTATGAACGTAAAGTGAGAATCGGGTGTGGAAAATTAAAGCTTATGATTGGTTGGTCTAATACTGAACAAACAATACAAGATATGTATGTTATAAGATCAGGTCAAGGAGGATGTGAAAGAAATCTTCAAGGAATGGTTATAGCAATGAGTGGAATGTTAAGATTAGGTGGAAACTTACTTAATATAGAAAAGTCTTTTGAAGGAGTTGGAGGATGTAATAGCTTTGCAACACTAAGAGCTAAAGGAATACAATTAGGACAAGGTAATAGTTGTGGAACTGCTATATTGAGAGAAATAAAAACATTCTTAAAAGAAATATCAAATCAAACTATAGAAATAATAAAACCAATTAATAACATAAAAATCAAACAAATTAAAACTAGTAAAGAAACTATTTTCACTGAAGAAGAACTAAAATTTAAAAAAGATAATGGTGATATCGCATTCGCCCTAAAAACGAACAAATGCCCTGAATGTGGAAATAAACTAGAACATTCTGGTGGTTGTATAAGTTGTGTAGACTGTGGATTTACTAAATGTGAATAGGAGATTAAGTTATGTTTGAAACCGAACAAATTATATATTACATAGATGCTGATTATAAAATTAAGAAAGGGACATTCAAGGGCTATGTTACAATTACTAGCTCTTGTCCTCCAATAGTTAATTTAATTGATTTTTATATTAAAGAGAACATCTTAATTAACGAAGATTATGTATTTGAAACTTTTGAGGAAGCAAAGGAATTTTTAGATGAAGATTAAAACAAATACCCAAAATTTAAATCTTAAAACTAATTGTTATTGGTATCCATGTCATTCAAATATACTTGATAATAAATATGATTGCAGAATGTGTTATTGTCCTTTATATGAGGAGTGTTCTAAAATCAATAATACTTTATGGGGTGGATACTTATTACAATACATAGATATTGATGGAAATAATAAAGAAGTTTTTGCTTGTGATAAGTGTACAGTATTTCACATGAAAGAAAATGTGGAATACTATTTAAAACTTAAATCAAAAGGATTACCAAATAATATAATATTAGATGATTTAATGAAAACTATTAAATAAAACGCTCTAGGATTGATTTAAAACATCAAAAACGAAATTTATAAGAAAAATTAATTCTAGAGCAACTATGATGAAATTGATTAAAAACTACTAAAAATATGAAAATTTAATTTTAAGAATGTGGCTATAGGCTAGATTAAAAATCAAATAAGTTCATAAAACAGATATTTTAAAAAGAGTTAATAAATTAAAAATAATATATATAAAGAGGAGAGATAAAAATGATTAAAAAAGCAAGAAAGAAACCAATAGAAATTGAATATGTAAAATGGGAAGGTAGACAAAGAGAAATGTTTGATTTCTTAACCAACAATGAAAAATTAAATTGTTCAATGACAACAGAAGAAAACACATTTAGAATTGATTTATGTAATGGAGGTTGTCAATTAGGTAATTTATTAATTAAAACTAAAGAAGGTGAAATGAAAGCAGATATTGGAGATTATGTTATTAAAGAACCATTTTCAACAGATGATAGAAAATTTTATCCATGTAAACCAGATATATTTGAGAAGACATATGATTTGATAGAAGAATAAAAAGACGATAAATACTACATTTTACAATCCACAAACAAATTATAATGAAAGGAGAATATATTAATATGAACAAACAAAGAAAGGTGAAAAATAATGGATTCTAAAATACTAGCAGAACTTACAAATCTAAAAGATAATGTATTAAAAGTCAAAGATATTTTTAAAACAGACTTAGTAATAACAGGTCAAAAGATATTAGATAAAGTAGATCTAAAGACATATGAATTAACTGAAGAAGAAAAGAAGGTTGAACAAGAAATTGAAGAAATGATGGAGTTTATAAGCTACATAGTAGATGAATTTTATAGCTATGATGAAAAAGATTTAGATAAGTTAATTGTAAAGTAGGTGGTAAAAATGAATGAAGAATCAGTATTAAAACAATTTGATAAAAAACTAGATTTAATGTTAGCAAATTTTGATACTAGTAGGATAGAAAGTGAAACAAAATCAATATGTCATTTCATAAAGAATTATAAAGGTATTGATAAAGAAACAAAACAAGAAAAACTAGATATTATAAAAATGATGTATATTCAAATCAAAAAGCTATAAACAAATATATTAAAATAATAAGAATATGAAGGAGAGAAAGAAATGATAAAAATAATTAAATTTGAAAATGATATTGTAACTTATAAATTAGAAGGAGGTAAATTACAATGTGGGAATCAATTAAAGATTGAAAGTATTTGGAACGGTGTTTATGATAAAACAATAACTACCTTTTTAACAGAACACATGATACAAAAAGGGTTATTAAAAATGAATATACCTTATAAATTTCAAATAAGAGCAGTATATGAAGATGGAACTTTTAGCGACTGGTCAGAAGATTTTTATTATGAAAAAATAAGAGGATTTGAAATTATAACTCAAAATCAAGCATTAAAAGATTTTGAAGAAAAATACATAGAAGAAGCTGATTTGCTACTTCCAAAACGTGGTACAAGTAAATCGGCAGGATATGATATTTTTGCACCGTATGATATTACATTGCAACCCAATGAAGAAATTAAAGTTCCTACAGGATTAAAAGCTTATATGCAAGATGGTGAAGTGTTAATGGCTTTCCCTAGAAGTGGATTAGGGTTTAAATTTTATTGTAGACTTGCTAATACTGTAGGTATTATAGATTCAGATTATTATAATAATTCCAATAATGAGGGTCATATGTTTGTTAAATTAAGAAATGAAGGAAAAACAATGATGACAATTAAACAAGGTGAAGGAATGTGTCAGATGATATTTATGCCTTTCTTGATAGCTGATAATGATTCATTTGATGAAGGAGAAACTAGACAAGGTGGATTTGGTTCAACAACTAAATTAAAGGAGAATAAATAATATGATTTGGCATTTAGTTTGGATAATTGGATTATTAACATTTGGAGGTGGTTTATTCCTTTTTATTAAGGAAGACAATTTTGAATTTGGAACAATAAAAGAATTATTTGTTGCTGGAATTTTTCTATCAATTGTAACATTTATTATCTTAGTAATATTAACAACTATAATGGGTGCTTTCTCGAATAAAACCTATATCAAAACATATGAGAATGAAATATATAATAAATATAATTACAGTTTGATAATCGAAAATGACAATAATAAATTTAAAGTTTATACGGAAAATAATAAATCTAAATATATAGAAACACGACAATCAGATACTATAATAACTGAGGATGGTAATTCTTTAATAGAAGAATACACGGAATATTATACAAATGGAGTTATTAAATGGTTATTGGGAGAAAAGACTGACGCTAATAAAAAATATAACATACATATCCCAAAAGGTTCAATAACTACAGAAAATAAAGTAGATTTAGAATAATTCGGATTTATAAAGGGGGCTATAACTAGCCTCCTAAACTGGTAAAACTTGTTAAAATCATACTTTTAAAAGGAAGTTAATAAATTAAAATAATATAAAAATATTAAAGGAGAGAATGAATATGAATATTACAAATTAAAAATCAATTACTCAAAAAGAATTAAGACAAAGAGGAATAAAAACTGGAGATATTCTCATTAAAGTTTTATCTAACAGTTGCTATTGCTATGTTGTATATGGAGATTTATTATCTGACATAGCACATGTTGGAACTGCAAACATTACTAATTCTACACTAGATTTTATGGATAAAATTATTCCTATAGAAAACATTAA